CTGATGTCCACTTCACCTGTAAGCACTTACTAGGTGCAAATATTTGTCATCTGTATTGTATCATACTTTAGATTTAAACTATGACAAAAAATAAAAACTTGGGGGTATCTTGATTGGGCAGTAGGCGAAAGGAGGAAACTCCTACTTATAAAATACCCCTAGGAAATAATACCATTAAATCACAGGTGTGTTATAATCTTCATGTATGCTTCTTGCATACTTCAACAGTCCTCCTGTTGTATTTGTTTGTACATAGAGCCCTCTGGCAACAGAGGGTTTTGTGTTAATATCACCTTATGGAAATATTTGTTAATGACTGTGAGAAATGTTGGCATCCTTACTGGGAAGATGAATTAGACTCCAGTGGGTTATGTGCTACTTGCCAGGAAGAAGAATAAAAAAAAATTTTTTTTCGCACTTAGTGCGAGAGCAATACTATAGTAACAATACCTTAGAAAGTCTAAGGTTACCTGTATGGGGATATAGGTAGAATATGAAAAGAAAGATAGCTTAATCATCACGAGACAGTTCTAGGATTGTTGTGTATGGCAAAGGTTGACTTTATTTCATTTTCTTTCATAATTACAGTAATGGACAGACTGTACGACAGAACGCCACATGTGTGGCGTTTTGTGTTATGATGGTAGAAATATATAGGAGAGTAACATGCCAAAAGGTATTGGATATCCAAAAGGGATGAAGAAGAAAAAATCTACATCCAAAAAAAAGAAAAAGTAATATGGCAGAGTATCAAGGTAAGTCAGTTAAATTAAATAGTCCTTCTAGGATTAGCAAAGGTGAACCTGGATATGGTCGTAAAAAATTTAAGGTCTATGTTCAAGATGGTGGCAAAGTCAAGAAGGTTATGTTTGGAGACCCAAATATGGAAATTAGAAAAGATAACCCAGAGGCTAGAAAATCATTTAGAGCTAGACACAAGTGTGATACAGCGAAGGACAAGACAACAGCTAGATACTGGTCTTGTAAGATGTGGTAATTATGGCAAAAAAAGTTAGTTGGATGTGGGGTGGTAAGAGACATTATGGAACTCTTATCAGAGAGACAAAAGATTATAAATATGCCAGAACAGTTAATGGCAAAGTAAAAAAAATAAAAAAGACTTAGTTTGAGTATTAACATTGGTTGCCCTTCGTGTGGAGAAACCTTATTGGTTAAAGATGACATGAAGTGCAAAAACAAAGAATGTAGAAATTATGGCAAAAAATAAATTATGTTATGCAGGTGGATGCCATAGACCTTTACCTAAAGGTAGGTCTAAGTTTTGTAGCGATAGATGTTCAAACAGAATTGCTATGCAAAAGAAACGAGCAAAGAAAGCAGGAAGAGAATGGTCACAGGTTGATGATGAACTAAACATTCCAAGTCAGAAAAAAAATGTACAAAGTAGGCGTGGAAAAGTATATAAAGATTTAGTTGAGTCTGGTTTAGGTGAAGAGATACTTCGTAAGAAAAATACTTTATCAGATGTTGCAAAAGTATTAGGAACTACTGTTGGTGCAGTATCTATGGCATACAATGCGTATGTAGAAGATTTAGAACAAAAAGCTGCACAGGATGATTGGGAGTTACCACAAGTTGCAGAAAAAGCATTACAAGAGTTTTCAGATTTTAGAGATAGATACTTCCAAACAGAAACTGGACAACCATACGAAACTGCAGACTTTCATGAGAAATGGATTAACTCCATTATGGATGCTATAGAAACTGGTGACCAACAAATGATACTTTCTCCACCACGACATGGTAAAACAGATTTGTTAATTCACTTTGTTGTATGGCTTATATGCAAAACTCCAAACATAAGAATTTTATGGGTAGGTGGTAACGAAGATATTGCAAAGAATGCAGTAGGTTCTGTTATTGACCAATTAGAAAATAATGAATTATTAATAGAAGAGATTTGTGGTCCTGGACCTAAATTTAAACCAGAGAATAGAACTGGTAAGTCTTGGTCACAGAATGGTTTTACTGTAGGTACACGAACAGTTACTGGTATTAAGTCACCTACAATGGTTGGCATTGGTAGAGGTGGTAAGATACTTTCTCGTGACTGTGACATTATCATTGCAGATGACATTGAAGACCATCAATCTACTATGCAACCTGCATCTCGACAAAATACTTTAAACTGGTGGACAACAACTTTAGGTTCTAGAAAAGAGGAACATACAGCTATGTTGGTTATTGGTTCTAGACAGCATTATGATGATTTGTATTCTAAGTTGCTAGAAAACGAAAGTTGGAAAACAATCGTAGAAGAAGCACATGATACTGGATGTACCTTACCTGACTGGGATAACGAAGCACATACTGATTGTATGTTATGGGCAAGTAAGCGTAGTTACAAATGGTTAATGGATAGAAAGAGAGCAGCAGAGACTACAGGTGGTAGAGCAATCTTTGAAATGGTATATCTTAATGTTGCTATGCCAGATGGACTTGCATTATTTGATGCTGAAGAGATAGAAGCATGTAGAGACCAGAATAGAGATATGGGAGTTATTCCTCCAGGTGTACGACTTATTGCAGGACTTGACCCTTCATCAACTGGATATCAGGCAGCATTTTTATGGGGTTACAATCAATCAGATAACAAACTGTACATGATAGATATGGAAAACTCATTAGGTGGAGGTATTCCACAAGCATTAGATATTATTAAAAGATGGTATCAGAAATACAGTCTTGCACATTGGGTTATTGAAGAGAATGGTTTTCAGAGAGCGATTAGACAAGATAAATCTATTCGTGAGTTTGCAGGACAACATGGAATATTTTTAGAAGGACATCAGACTTATAGTAATAAATTTGACCCTGTGTTTGGTGTTACTGCTATGCGACCATTATTTGCAGAGCAATTAATTTCTTTGCCTTATCTTGGATTTGAAGCACAAGAGAAGGTAAACTTATATAAAAGTCAGTTAGTGTATTTTAGTTCTGCACAGAGTAAGAGTAGAACAGTAGGTACAAAAACAGATATTGTTATGGCTTCTTGGTTTCCAATGAAATCAATAAGGCGTATGCAAAAGGAAAGACTTGCTACAATGGGTTATGACTATGAACCTAGTTATAGTGGTTATAGTATGATGGATATAGATTTGGATACATGGAGATAAATGGTTAAGACAGCAGATGAGTTATACAGCAGAGTTTATGAACTAAGACAATTACATTCTGACTATGTAGCTGAAAAAGAAAACATAAGAGCAATCATGAATGGTGGTGCAGATGGTCTCAAAGCATTATTAGGTAAAGATATGCGTGATATGGATTATCAACAATTACCTGCACCTAACTTGCTTATGTCTGCATTAGAGAGATTTGCACAAAAATTAGGTAGAGCACCTGATTTAAAAGTAGATATTTTTAATGATAAAGATAGCGAGAGAGCAACAAAGAGAGCAGAGAAGCTAGAGCGAATTGTTCACAGTTATGATGATTTACAGAAACTACATAAACAATTACCACAAGTAGGTAGATGGTTACCTGGTTATGGTTTTGTTGTATGGGTTTTAAAAGAAAAGAAAGATGCTAATGGTATTCCATATCCAATAGCAGAGATACGAGACCCTTATCATTGTTATCCAGGACATTTTGGTCCAGAACAACAACCAGAAGAATTAGCAATAGTAAACAGAGTTCCACACAATATACTTGCACAACAATATCCAAAATATAAAAACATCATTATGGATGAAGTTGATAGCGAATATAACACAATGGCATATATGTCTAGCTATGACAAAACTTGGGCTAACCAAGATGGAACAGGAAAAGTTGTAGCAGAGTATTATGACAAAGAAGGAACTTATGTTTTCTTACCAGAAAATAAAATAATATTAGATTTCATTCCAAATCCATTAAAGTCAGGTCCACGATTTGTAGTAGCAAAGCGTTATAGTTTTGACCAAATGCAAAGTCAATTCCATCATGTGATTGGATTGATGGCGAATATGGCCAAAATCAATGTTCTATCTGTCATTGCAATGGAAGATGCTGTGTTTACAGAAACCAACATCATTGGGGAGATAGAAAGTGGACAATATAGAAAAGGTAGATTTGCTGTTAACTACTTGACCCCTGGGTCTCAAGTTAGCAAACCAACTAATAATTTACCTTATCAGTTGTTCCAACAGATAGATAGACTTGAACGACATCTCAGATTAGGTTCTGCATATCCAGTGTCAGATGATGGACAATCACCAAATGCGTTTGTTACTGGTAGAGGATTAGAAGAACTAGGTCAATCTGCTTCTTTGCATGTTAGAGAGTATCAAACTCTTCTTAAAGATGCATTAGAAGAAATTGACTCTAAGAGATTAGAGTGGGATGAAGTAATGTATGGCAATATGCGTAAACCAATATCAGGTTTTCGTAAAGGTACTGCATTCAAAGAAACATACACACCTTCTTCTGATATATCAGAAGTATATAAAACAAGAAGAGTGTATGGTGTTATGGCAGGATTTGATGAGCCACAAAAGATTATTACAGGGTTGCAGTTAAAACAACAAGGTGTTATTGATATGCAAACACTACAAGAAAATCTTGATGGTTTAGATAACATAACACAGATACAAAATAGAGTTAATTCTGAAAAAGCAGAAACAGTCTTATTTGAAAGTCTTATGGCTATGGCAGCACAAGGTGACCAGAAGGCAACAATGGCAGCTATAGAGATAAGAAAAAATCCACAAAACATTTCTAAGATACTTGATAAGTTCTACACCCCAGAAGAACCAGAAGTATCACCAGAAGAAATGGCATTATTGCAACAAGGTGCACCTCAACAAGGTCCACAGTTTGGTGGAGCACCAGTAGGTATAGAACAAGTACTTGGTGCGTTAGGTCAACAAGCACCTCCACAAGGAGTGCCAGTTGAGTAATGATACAAAATTTTGGGATATAATTAATTCAGAAGATTGGGATGAAAACATCAATGATGATTTTCCAAAGAGAGGAAAGTTTGATGTTGGTGATGTTCCATTTGCTAATATGTTATTACCTACACCTATACCAGGAGTATGGATAAACTTCAGCATGGGATTTGATTTACATTCGCCAGATGATGATGATGATGAGGAGATTTTTTAATGGGAAGAAAACCTAAAAGACCAGAATTAGCAGAAGCTACAGATTTAACTGGTGGTGGTGCTTATCAAGATATAGTTGTACCCCCAAGAAAAGAAGGCGACCCAACAGGGCAAAGTGCACAATTACAAGCACAAGCAGATGCTATAGCAACACCAGTACAAGATGGAATAACAGCACCATCTGGAGTAGCACCTCAAGCTATGCCAAGACCAATTAATTTAGGTGCACCAACTAATAAACCATTTGAACCAAATACAAGTGGTATTCCATTAGGTGCAGGACCAAATGGTCCAGAAGGCATACCTACAGATACACTTATGAATTTTTTAACAGTAGCTAAAGAGATAACAAAAGACCCAATCTTTGATGAGTTGATGTTAGAAGACTTTTTAGATGAAGATGCATTAGAGCCAAATCCACAAAACTTCTTTGGTATTTAAATGGCAGACTACAGAGGGATGTTTGAAGCACCTCCAGAGTTGGAGGAATATTTAGGAAAGCAGACTACTGCTAACTTAAATGAATTAGAGTTTTTTAGAAATACACTTACACCAGAAGTTGCACAGAATGTAGCTGACATATCTAAAAACTTTCCAAATATGAACCCTAAACTTGCAATGTATGCAGGTATGTTTGGTGTACAACCAGATAGTCCATTAGCTTTTGAACTAGCTAAAAGAAATAATGAAGTTTATGTAAAGCAAAATGTAGCTAGAGTTAATGAAGTTAATAAATTTAAAAGAGCAACACAGTTAGCATCTTTGATGTTAGATATGGGATTTCAACCTATATCAAGAAACTTTAAATCAACAATGGTTGCTGCACAAAAGACAGGTGTTAATGCTGCATCTGCAGTAGCTGCAAACTCATTGTTAGGTGCTGTCACAGGTTTAGCATCATTTGTTCCTGGAGTAGATGGTGATAAAGCTGCTGATAGAGTAAGAAAAGCATTAGTTGGAGATAAGTTTGCTGATGTATATAAAGAAACAAAAGATGCTTATGGACCAACAGAGTTTAACCAAGCATGGGATGAGATAAAAGCAGGAAGACCATTGAACTTAGGTCAAGGTTATTTTGCTAACTCTACACCTATAGAAGAGACACAAGGTTATAGAGATTTAAGAAGACAAGGTTTATCAGAAGAAGCATCTTATGCACAAGCAGTGCAGACTTATGGAAGACCAATTACATTAGATTATGAGAAACAAGAAAATCAATTCAAAGCTAGAACAAGAGTTGCAGGTGAAGTAGATATATCACCAGGTCGTGTTGTAGCAGGACAGTTCTTTACAAAAGAAGATATGGGTTATGCATTAGGTTCTGCTGTAATTGATGGTGCTTTTAGAATATTTGGTGACCCTGTTAACTATGGTCTTAACTGGTTAAGTGGTGCAAAAGTTGGATTAAGAAGTATGGTTACTGCTGATGAACAAGCATTGTTTAAAACAGGTAAAGCATTAGCAGAGGCATCAGAGAACTTACCACTACTTCCAAGATTATATAAAACTATTGCAGGTGGAAAGATTACATTACCTAATGGAACTGTAGAAAAGATAACAGCTAAAGAAGCTAGAAGATTACAGTTTGGTAGAACTGCATCACAAGTTTTAGAAACTAAGCGTGGACAAAAACTATTACAAGCTATGTCTGATGCTACAGGTGATACAGGACTAGCTGCATTAATGGATATACCAGAGTTTAGAAAGATAGACCCTAGAGTTCTTAGATTGTTTAATGCTATTACAGAGCCAGAAGATATGAAGACTGTATTGACTTCACTGCTTAATAATGGAAACTTAGCAGGAATGGACAGTGTACTAAGTCTTAAGTATGGCGTTACAGATGAATTAGTACAGGCACTTACAGAAGGTGCAGCAACTGGATTACGATTACCAATCAAACCAAATCTTATACCAGAGACAGCAAATATACTTGCAAAGAAACTAACTGGTGAATATACAGATATTGCACCACTTCGTTTAGGTATCTCTAAGTTAAGAGCAGCGTTTGACCCTAAAGCACAAGATGATGTGTTTGCAGGTGTTATTGGTATTAATGGTGAATTAAGAAATGCATTACCTTATCGCATAAGAAAATATTTTGATTTAGCACCTGGCAAGTTTGCATCAATAAAAGAAATAGGAACTACTGCTAGAAACATTGATGGAATTATGAAGTCAGGAAGAATAAGTTTAGAGAAGAGAGGTCAATATCTTAAGAAGATTATGGATGCAGAAAGCAGTGATGATATTGCAGTTATAGTTAAAGATATATATCAAGATATTATTCCACAGATAATAAAGAACAATCCAGATTTAAAAGAAGAAGAAGTATTCCTAAAAGAAGTTATGTCATTCTTAGCAGATGAGTCAACTGATATTAAGAAGTACTTTGCTAGTGAGACAGGACAACCATTAGCATTTCCAGGAACAAAGTTTAGAACAATTAAAGATAAAGAAGGAAAGATAGTTTATGAAGCTACTCCTACTGCACAAATGTTATCTGAGTTTGCAGAAAATTATATTGCACTAATTGATTATCAAGAATTAGAAAAAGCATTCCCTGCACTTAGAAAGATTGTTGGTAAAAAAGGAAGTGCATTAAGAGAGTACTTAGAAAAAGATACTGTTGATATAACTGACAAAGTTATGCGTAGATTAAAACTTAAAAAGACAGGTTTTAAAACAAGTGTAAGAACTGGTAAACCAAGTATTGGTGGAGGTGGTGCTAGTGAGACATTTGATTATTTATATCAAGAGTATCTAATGCAAAGAGTTCTTAAACCAGTATGGATGTTAAGAGGTGCGTTAACTACTCGTGTTGCACCAGAAGAAGCATTGCGTGTAATTATGAGTGGTAGCAGAGGTTCTATGGCACACCCATTTCAATACCTTGCACTTAAGTGGGCAGGTGGAGAAGTATTAGATTACACAAATGTTAACAATGATACTTTATGGGCTACAAGAATATTAAAGAAAGAGAAACCATTTGTAGAAGAAATACTAGGTAAAGATTTTGTTAATGCAGCTTCTGCAGAATATCCAGACATTGAAAAGATTATGAAAAATCTAAGAGTTGGAGTTAATGAAGAAGGCATGGCTAGTGATGACTTTGTTTCTTGGATACTAAAGAATAATGAAGATGGTAGAGATTTTATATTTAATGATTACAGAGATATGGGATTAAAACCTCTAAAGGTTAATGGAGGTAAAGTATTTGTTGATGGCGTATCAGATGCAATAGTAAGTAATAAAGCAGGTGGTTCATTTAACATCAATACAGGTAAAGATGCAGGAAAAGTATTTTCTAGTGTAAGTCCATACAAAAAACTAGGAGATGTTTTTGATGAACAACAGATTAAACAAATTGCTAAAGATAACAACATAACAGAGAAAGAAGCATATCAAAAAGTTATTAATGAGTATCTCAATCCTGACACAGCATTAGGTAAAGAGAGATTAATGTATCTAAGAAAAGAAAATCATTCACTAGGTTGGAGAAGTGAAGGTGGTGCATTGTTCTTAGATGTATCAGTAAATATACCTGCATTACCTAAAACTGCATCAGTAAAAGAATTAGAGAAAGCATTAGTTAATACTGCATTGTTAGGTATTAAAGGATTACAAAAGAGTGCCTATATATCACCAGAAGCTATACAGCTTATGTATTCATCTAAGATGTTTAAACAAGCTGACCTTAAATATTGGTTTAAAGCAGTAAAAGAATTTACAGACCCTAGAACTGGTGAAGTAACAATGGGTCAAATGAACTTTATTAATCCATCAGCACCTAAGTTTGCAAAAGATGTATTAGCTACTGTTACTAAAGATGATGTTGTACAACAGCAGATATTTAATGCTTTGTATGATACTAACTTTGATGTGGCAAAAGTTGTTAGAAGAAAGAAGAGGGGTATAGCTAATATGGCCCCAGATGGTAGTTGGTTACCAAACACAGAAAGCTACCTAAGTGCTATGGCAACTAAAGCTATGAAGAACTTTGTTAATCCAGAGTTTAGAACACAATACAAAGGTCTTTACAAAATGTATAAGAAAGAAGTTAATGGTGTAATCCAGGAAGATTGGAAGAGGTCATTAACTCATCAATTTATAAAACATTTCCAAAACCCTGTCAGTATTTATCTTGCTAACAATGGTGTAGATGAAACAGTTAAGTATTTGCTATATAACGCAGAAGGTAGAAAGTTACTAGAACAAATGGTTAAGTTATCAGATGTTCGTGGACATTTAGCTAAATCAGAATTGTTTGACCCTATACAGTTACGAAACAATGTAGAAGCACTTGGTTATAGAATGGCAAAACTTATTGGTGGTAAAGCACAAATTAAAAATCCTTTAAGTGGAGAAGTTGTATCAGAACAATGGGCTACAAAAGTTAGATGGTATCAAGGTAAGAAAATGTATCCATTGTATGAGTTTGATTTAACTACTGGTTCTAAGATGGGTCAGAAACTACTTAAGAGTGGTGGTTTTTATAATGGTGTAGATTACTCAGAGTATTGGCAATTAGCTGTTAATAACTCTAAAGCAACTAGACAAGTAGCTAGAGGTGGTGGTGCTATTGCACAATCAACAAGACTTAAGAAATACTATTCAGACTTCTGGGATTTATTAAGCCCTGATACAGCAATACTACAAAATGATATTCCAGGTTCTTTTACTTTCTTAGATAACATTGCAGATTACACCCTTAGTGAGAGTGGTGGTCAATTAATTAAAGCTAAGTATGACAAGTTCTTAGAGTCAATGTACACATTATTCTTAACAGGACCATCAGATATATTAAATCGTGACCCACTATATAGAATAAGTTTGTATGAACATGGATTAGATGGACTTAAATTATTTGATGAAAATACAGCTATGGAATGGGTTAGAGGTGCAGAGAAATCACTTAAAGGTTCTAAGTTTGGTAAGGATTTACTTAATGACTACTTAGCAGAAGTAGATAAGTTAAAACAAATAGATGGTTTCCAAAATGAAATTACAAGTATGGAACAAGCTATGGGTCTTATGCAAAAGAAAGCAGCATCATCTGTTATTGACTTACTGTATTCTACATCTGAAAGACATGTCTTCTCAGATATGTTATCTAGCTATGTTCCTTTCCCAGAGATTGGTGCTGAGGTTTGGAAGACTTGGGGTAAATTATTTGCTGACCAACCAGTTAAATTTAACAGAGCAAGAATTGCATTTGATGCAGGAGAAGAAGGTAAACCTTATGATGCAGATACAGGT